GACATATCTCGAAACTATTTATTGTCAATTTTAAAATACTTTCTAACCAACTCTATCTCCTCCTCATGCTCCTTAATAATCTCCACCAACCTATCTTCACTCAAATCCATCTCATTGTGCTCAAAACGTAATTGCATCAACTCAGTAGTAGTATATAGCTTCAGGTTGGAGAAATGGCAATTAGTAACATCGCCATCCAAAAACACCACTCTCTCACCTTTGGTGGGTCTATGGCCAGTATTGGCTTCATACACTGCATTGTGAAACATCACCCACAGATCTGGTCGCTTACGGTAATACAAATAGTGCTTATTAAATTTATTCAAACACATAATTTTAAGAGGAGCCTCATGATATGGAATCTTCTTTTTCAACTCATCCACACTAATCACTTTACCCAGGCGAATCAAATTTTTGCGTTTCGAGTTATCTGAGTTCTCAGAGATCTCCACCACCTTAGCCACCAGCTTACGGCCCCTTCTATCGGTCACATAAATGTGCGCTTCATCAAACTGAGCCCCGGGTTTCACTCCCTGCCTATTCATACCCATATAAAACTCCTTAAGCTCCCCACAGCTAACCAAATCAAACTCCTGGCTGGTAACGTATAGATTTATTACTTTTTTCTTTTTCATAACTTTAAACTTTAGCTCACTTTAAACTTCAAACTCTCTTAGCTCCCCTGGTAGGATTCGAACCTACGAGTCTGTTACTTCGCATCGGGATAAATTGACCTATGGGCCTACCGATATTTTCACAGCTGCATCAGCCTTTACACATCAGGGGATACAATCCTAATTACTTCTTTTCTTCAGTCGCCTTTACTGGCTCTTCATCAGGAAATAATATTTTCTTATCAGCTTCGGGGAAATCAACAGCTGAAACATTTAATATGATTCTTACCCATTTGCCTTCATCATTTTTATACTCAGCTTCAACATAATAGGCTGATTTCTCTAAATAGTGAGCATCCTTCACAATCTTCAACCCATCGTTAAATTTGTCTGATTCTAACTCCTGGGCCATTTTTTCAAGCTCAATTACTCTGCCCGGATCAAGATTATCATCCTTATCAAGTTTGAGAATAATATTTAAAGCTTTCTTCATTTTTTTTGCTTCAGGAGAACTCGATGATGTATCATCAAATGCTTCATACATTTTTTTTATGCCAGCATCTACAGTATCATCATATTTACTATAAACACGATAGCCAATTCTTACTCGCTTATCTTTGTCTTCATTAATAAACGTATGCGACCTCTGTTCTGGATCTACTTCATACAAATCACCTTTCATTTCCACTAGGGTTTGAAACTCTCTAAAAACCCGACCTTTCACTATAGCCAACTCAGTATTAGCTTTCATTATAAGTGGGAACACACGATTAATAGCATCACTTCTAAGCCCTTTATACACCTTGCGTTCATTAATTATTTTGTCTTGCTTAGCCTTTTCTTCAGCTAAAAACTGTTCTCTCAAAGCATCTTGTTGCTCCTTGGATAAATTTGACCAATCAACATTTTTCATTTCACACTTATTTTTAGTTATTAATTTCTTTTAAATCTTTGCGTCTCCGCACCTTTTCGTGATCTAAACCACACAAACAAAAACAGGCTCAATAATTTTCACACTAGCTTTAGCTTCCACATTTGCAAAATCCGCATCACAACACTCATTGCAGGATTGCACCAACTCATCTTTAGAATTTCTTTTAAACATATTCCACCCTTTTCCTGATAATTCCACCACACCAATGCAAGTAGGAGCAACTGTTTGTTTTCCACAACAATCGCATTTCACAGTCATCAACTTTCCTTTAAATTCAATCATCGCTTTTTAGTTTTAATCGCTTTCAAATAACTATGATAAAAGCTATCACCAGTTTCGTCAAAGGCTATCAACTGAAGGCAGTTGGCTTTATAATCGAATAAATCAATCTCATAAAGCATCTTGGTATTTAGCAATGCTCTTTCGTTCAGTTTAAACTCATTGTAAAACCAATTCCAGTACTGCTCATCATTTCTAAACTCGCAATACCATTTGGTGTTTTTTCCATACAGGCTCTCTAGGAACGCAAGCCCAACGTCCAGAAACACATCCCAATAAATGTCCTTGCTAAACTTTTTTACCAGAGCCTCAGTATTCTTAGCATACTGCTCTCTAATAGTCTCAATTTTCGATTTTTCTTTTGTTTTCATATTAAACGATATCAGCTCCATCTTTCCAAATCACATAACTCTCAGTCCCCTCAAATCGGTTTTTTACCGGATGGGCAACAAACCTGTCAACTCTTATAGTAATATCACTATGATAATAGAGCCATTGCGCCACCTTACCACTTGGTTTTTTACCATCGGCATGAGAAATAAAGACAAAGAGTTTATTAGGAAATTCATTTTGCAATTGAATAATATCGGCTTTTCGTAAGCCTGTGTATTGTATAGAATCTGTAAACACTATCTGGGGAGATCTCTGCTTTCTAAGCCTTATTTTTAACTGATCAATAGGCTCTCTCCTCAAGATGATAAAGTTGGTAACTCCAGCCATATTATTACGAATCAAAGCCTTTTTAAAAGTTTTTGTAGCTCCTTCTTCCAGTGGGTTATATGCTACCCTACCATGCCTCACCAATTCTTTTATCAGCTGTAAAGAAAATGAAGTCTTACCGTGTGCACTGCCACCATAAATCAACCATATACCTTTCAGATCCACATCTCCCAGAAGTGGTCTAAACTCATTTGATATGTCAACAGAATCAAAATTCATTTTATAAAAATCTTCTACCGTTAGGCCTCTGTCAATCTCCCCCATTTTGCTGTTTTAACAGGTGTTTTACAAGTGATTAATTAGCGGTTAATTGCTTTTTCTGTAGGCTTTATATTTCTTTTTCATCAACTTTTTAATTCTTCTGATATCGCCATAACAGTCATCCTGAATTTCAGCAATGATTTTAGGATCATCGATGCCATTTAGCATGATAATTTTCTTGATGTCAAGTGAATTCAATCCATCAAGTTCAATAAATTTCTTACCTAGTCTACTGTATATCTCCCTAAATCCTCTTTTATCCTTATTAACACCAGCAATCACCCTCTTTTCCAGAAATCCAGTTGCCCCTAATACTATTCCTACCTTGTCTTCCAAATCATTATAAAGCGTTATAAAAAAACTAAGAACCTTATCAGACAGCTTATCAGCTTCGTCAAAAATTACAACTGGTTTCTCAAGTTTTTCAAGTTCCCCCACTGTAGCCTTATTAAGCTCAGGCACATTCATTGTTCCAGGCTCCTTACCCATCATTTTTAGAATGCTTTGAAAGAAATATTTTGGAGTAAAAAACTCATTTCCTCGAATCCAGAAAATGTTTTTATTGTTTTCAGCAAAATTTTTAAAAGCTTCCGATTTCCCAGTGCCTTCTCTACCTACAACACCATGTACTTCACTATACTCCTTCACGTCATTTAATAGCTGACTTAAAGTCTCAAAATCTGTTGTTTCAGCTATCAACCAATCATCTTCTACCCAGCCTATTCCGGCTCCAATATTCCGCCACATGCTATCAGATATTTTTTCCCACTTATCATTTAAAATTTGACTAATGGTAGCTGATGACACATCACCTATTGCCGTTGCAGCCTTTTCATTACTTCCTATATTATCAACAAATTTTCTTAATTTGCTCTGAATTTGTTCTCTGTGTATGTTTTTCATAAAAATTAGAATTAATAGATTACAGGCACTTGTTTATTATCATTGGAATTTAGCAATCCAGCTTCCCTGAACAAATCAGCATAACCATCATGAACCCAAGAAAATCCAATCCATTGATAGATATTTCCACTTGCATCCATAACTTTACCAAAAACCTTTTCGTTTCCAGTTACCATTTTTACAGGAGCTATTTCAGACTTAGGTACAAGCCCATTTTTAAGCCATTCAGATAACGGTGCTTTATTTTGCAATAAATTGTCACCTTTTTCCTTAAGCATGTCTTTAACTGCATTTTTCATTATAATTAGATTTAAATTTTGTTTGCTAATCGCTGTTCTACCGAATCGAATTCATCTAAGTCACTATCCTCAACAGGCACATAATTACTGGTGTATTTATCAGAATCTTGCTGCCCAGACAACCACTCATCCTTACGTTTCCTTGTAGCTTCTTTTTCTGCTTCAGCTACCTTTTTCAGTTTGTTTTTATGTCGCTTACCTGTTTCTATACCCTTTAATGGCGGTTTATTCATTCCATAATCATCAACCGAAATATCAAAGAAGCTCTGCATACTGTCCATAGTATCTCTAACCGTGATCCTAAAATCATCCTGAGCCTTATTTACTGCAGCAAAATGCTTAGCTTCCCAGCTTTCCTGCTCTTGTTTATTTCGGTGAGGAACAATCAGTGTTTCGGCTTCAGTAACAAAACGCAAATCACCTTTTGCATCTTTCTCATAAAGTCTAATTACAGAAAAGTCTGATGGATCAAATCTTACGTAGAATTTCTTTTTAATATTTCTAGCAATCCAGGGAACATCTATATCTCTATCATAACCAACTTTGCCATTTTGCTTGTAAAGCACATATTTGTATTCAACGCCCTTATGAGTAAATGATAAACCACCGGCTCTGCATGTAATTGGCTTTTCGCGCAATACCCAGAATACATCTATATATTCAAGAATACCAAATTCAGGAGTGCCTGGGTTGGTTGACTGATTATACATATCTATTCTCTTTATTCCGGTCTTATGATGCGGAGCATTGTTCCATTCATCCCTTTTCTTAACATATATCTCTTTCATATCATCAAGAGTTGGAAGGTTTTGAGTATTAGCTAAAAGAAACTCTCGATTTATTTTACTTTCACCTTTTTTTGCAGTGATATTTTGACCTGTAAAAAACCACTCGACTTTCATAAATCTAGATTGTAGTCGGTTAAATAATGGTTCTATTGTCTTAGATTTACCATTATAAGGCTTGGTTTTCAGAGCTAAATGAGCAATCTTCTTTAGAAAACTGCTGTTTTCGAGCTTCTTATGACCTCCCTGGTTGTCATATTTCAACTCATAAGGCTTATGTCCGGCAAAATTGATGGCCATTTTATAAGCATTAAACTGTGCTTCATAATCTTCACTCTTACTTATATGATATCCGAGCAAAACATCACTATAAGCATCAATAACTTCATAAACTTGAAGAGTAGCTACTTTACCATTCTCATCTTTATAAAAGAAATTAAGTTTAGTACCATCTGAGTACCACAAACTGTCTCGCATTGTAGGCATTTTAGTTGACGAGTGAAAAACAAACTTTTCTTTAAACTTCAACTCGCCATATCGGTGCCCATACCATAAGTATTGAACATCTGGCCTGTACAAATAATCTCTAATGGTGCTGTCACTCTTCAATGGTTTCCAGGCAAGATCCTTAGCTCTCTCATTGTACTCATCCAGCATTTGAGCCACATTAGCCACCTTATTCACCCTATCTCCCCATCGTGCTATTAACCATTCCTTGGCATCATTATTAATCTTTTCGCTATTTAAGTTACCGGTACCACCATGGATCAATGCTTCATAGCCTTGTTTTATAAACTTATTGTATTTTCTCTCCAGGCTTCTATCGTTTACAGGCAATCTATGAGGATACTGCTCAGTGGAAAGATCCTGTATATAACTTGATAACTTTTGCCAAATTCCGGCTTTTTTAGCTCCGGCAGCAGAGCTCAGGCGAGCAATGCGAGTTTTAAATAATCCCTTAATGGCATTCAATATAGAAGCCTCAGCAGTATATTGAGTAATTTGCTTTTCACTCAATGCCTTTCCATCATCCCTTATATAAGTTGAGTAAAACTCAAATGCCTCAGCATCATTAGTAAGGATCTCTGCAAGTCGGTTTCTGCTTAAAATCTTATAAGGATCTCCATATACTTCAACCACCTTTTGTTTAAGGTCAATATCCATAGTATCAAAAGCCAATAGAGGAGGGTTTCCCGGGCAGGCATTCTTAACCACTTTAAATTTTCTGGCTTTCTTCTTAGACTCATATGAATAATAAGAGATCAGCTTTTCATTGGCTCCATATAATTCAGCTTTATACAGAGCGTCAGCCTTCAATACCATATTATTCTGATAAAATTCAAATGGTGACATAGCAATTACTTTTTAAGTTTCTCAGAATTCAATTCAGCAATACGTTCACATTCCACCTTAACCTTATCAGCTAATTTTCTCCTACCATTCAACATGATCATTACAGTATCTTTTACATAGCCTGTGTTCTTCGCTATCACTGCATAATCCCCTCGTTCCAACCCTGCCTTTAGCAACTTATTTTCAGGATAATAATAGGTGTACTTGTTTTTGCTCATTCTTTTTGATTAGTTTTGTTATCTAAATACAGAACAAATATAGATGATTATTTGAACATATGATAATATTATCATCATTTTTTGTTGAATTTATTAACAATGGATAATTTATACAGTGATCGTTTCTTGAAATTAAGAAAAAAACTCAAACTTACTCAGTCTGAAATGGCTGATAAACTTAGTGTTTCAAGAGTTCGCATATCTCAAATAGAAACTGGATATCAAAAGCCAACACTGGAACTTATCCAGGACGTTATTAACACTTTTAGCGTCTCAGGCGATTATTTTTTCAACTCTAAAGATGATATATTGGATGCTAATAATGATATTATTGATGATATTACCATCTTTAATAACAATAGTGATAATAATAATGAACGAAATCACTACCTGGACAGGATCAAATCACTCGAAGAAATACTGGCTTCTAAAAACGATCTAATATCAAATCAATCAGAAATGATCGAACTCCTAAAGGCCCAATTAAAATC